GATTTGTGAGGCTGATTCTCCTTTTAGAATCATACTAGCTAGATTTTCCATAGTTCTTTTAATTTTTTGTATTTAGATTAAATTTCTCCACCTTTTGGTGGTTCAACCGCTTTAGTATCGGTTTTTGGTTCTATGGGCACTTTACCCATATCGCTTTGGATATTATTACCAACAGGAGCACCTGTATTAGGGTCAATCATTTGTCCAGTATTAGGATCCATTTGGGGGGCATTTGGATCAGGAATAATACCATCTTCTATTTCTTTTTTGATTTTTGCATCTTCTTCAACAATTTCCTGATCTGTTTGACGAAGGATTTTACGTCTTAAATAGTCCCGAGAGAAATATTTTCCTATATATGGTTCTGCAATAGAAGCGGTATTAAGGCGTTCTGTTAAAAGTTCAGACTCTTTTAATTCTGCAAAGTGATTATCATAGAGGAAGTCAAATTGAATATGCTCACTCATTTGCTTCCAATCCTCAGGAGTGATAACATTCTTGAGGATTAGTTGAGTTTTCAATAGATCAATAAACAATCCAGAAAACTTCTTACGAAGACGACCTACAAATTTAGAAAATTTTACTTCATCTCGTAGAATTTCTGATGACCTACCTAGATTAAAGCCTGAGTCACCACCGATTCTTGATTCAGGTACACCTAAGTCTTTATATAGCTTTCTCTGGAAATAATTTATATCCGTCAGCTCCCCGAGATTTTGGGCCCCTTGAAGCACATCAATTTCAGTACCTCTACCACCTTCTCTACGAGGAAGGAAATAATCCTCCATCATATTAGTGAACTTTTTATCATCTTTAATACTACCATCTTGAGCAGAATAAGTAAGACGACTACGATACCTCATCATGGTATCGCGTAAATATTGTTCTGCTTTAATTTTGGGTAGTCCACCTACATCAATATAGAATACTTTTCTTTCAGGGCTTCTTACAATACGATAAATCACAAGACTATCCTCAATCATTCTAAGTTGATTGAGAGTCTTTGATGCTTTATTAAGGTATGATAATGTAGTTCCTTTATTACGGTCTACTAGTCCACTAGTACAATATACAATAGAATCTCTTGAAAATTTAATACCTTTTTCCTGACCCGCAGACATAGTAGTTGGGGTTCCGATAGGGTATTGAGTCTGTGGTGAGTATACAAAATATTCTTCTATTTCTGGAAACTTATAATTATTAGGATCTGCGTTAGCAAATGCGCTCGCCGCAACTTTATTATTTTTTGTACTAACCTCTTGTCTAACATAACGCATTTTTGTTGCGTCAATATAACGAAGATCTACAATACCATTTGTGGGTTTTTTAATGTCAATAACTTTATGGTAATATAATCTACCATCTACATACCAGTTACGATAAATTTCATGTGCTTTTTTATCAAAATCTAAAAGCTCAAGAATGTATTTAAATTCATTTCTTATTATCTTTTTTAGATCATCACTAGCATTAAGATTGGATAGTTCAATTTGTACTGGGCTATCATTAGTGTCTGATACAATAGCCTCGTTTACAATATCCTCAATAGCAGAATCTACTTCTGGATGTAATGACATTTCACGGTATCTACGAATAAGATCAAATTCAGTTCTGTAGATACTCTCAATATCAATATGAGAACCAAAGAAACCACTAGTCAAATAAAAATCAGTCCCATCCTCATCATTGGGTGGGACTGGTGATAATGAACTAGGTGTTAAATTATTCTCATCATCAATACTGAAACCAAACAATTTTGTCATAATTAATCAAAAATACTGTTATTATGTAGTATTTATTAGCGGATTATGTTACCTGTTTGGTCGCCTCCCTCACCAGCAGAAACCCACTGAATCTGGAATTCAACTGTAAACTCGCCAATTTGATCTGAGCTTTCATAAGATAAAGCAAGTTCGCCTACATCTGAAGGCCAGATATCATAAAGTTTAAAGGTACGAAGTGGACGAATCGGTACGTTTCCTACTGCACCGCCTGTAGCAGAGTTGCGATTAGAGAAGCGACCTACATCAGCACCTCGGCCTAGTTGATTAACGTAAGCGTCAACCATGTAGGCTGAAGGTGAGGTTGCACCAGTAGCGTTCTCAGCCTTATTCATCCCATTCATCCATTGCATAAAAGCAGTATGGAGTCGGAAGTCTTCATCATTGATAATGGTGACCGTCCAGGTATTAACAGTTCTATCGCCTTGAACCTTTAGAGTTCGGCCGCGAAAGGGTACATCAATAGGGTTAATAGATGAACCTGGAATAGCGGCAGCCTTGCACATATAGCTGAAAGTCTCAGCATCTTCTCTACCCCAGGTAATACCTAGAGTCTGAGGTAGAGAAGGGATGGAAACTTCAAACAAATTAGGGCGAGTACCGCCACCAGCCAGGCGCTCCTTAAAGCCAGTAATTGTTCTTAAAGTTGACATTTAATAATTCCTCCTTGTTAAGTATTTAATTAAAATTATACTCTACCAGTAACTTCTTCAAAACTGACTCCGGTTCTGGTGGCAACATAGGTTAGAGTTACATAATTAGTAGACTTAGCTGGTTTTAGGAAGATATCAGATCTGAATTCATTATTATCAACTACGTCAGGAGTATTATTGCTTTCATCGCAAATAACATGGAAATCATAGATACCACGCTTGGCCTGAACGTCACGTAGATAAGGTTCAACAATATTGATAAAGTTTGAACGGGTGATTTCATCATTTAATTCAAATAGTGCCGCCTGACCAGTACGCTCTAGTGCTTGTTCAATGGTTAGGAACAAACGACGAACATTGATCCGATCAAAAGCTGAAGCATAACCAAGAGCAGTCTTATCGCCATAGAGAAGAATACCAATACCAGGTTGATTGATAATGGAATTAACTCGCTGAGGATATAGCCGATCTCGTTGAGCCTTACTTGCATTATATGCTAGTTTGATTGCATTATTAAGAACACCTCTTTGTTGACCTGCAGGGGAGAACCAAGGATATGCAAGAATACTGGTTCTTACACAGAGACCGGCAACATCAGCGTTAGCTGGAATATAACGGAATTTGTTATTAAAGCGATCGTAGGTATACTTATAATTATCATCAAAGATCGCATAGGAAGAAGAGGCTAGAGCAGAATAGAAAGAAATGATATTATCTGTCTGAGTATCAGTATTGGTAATATCTACAATATCCTCTCTGTGAGGTGAAATGGTAGCAAGACAATCCTTTCTTTCGCTAGCAATAGAAATAAGTTCCTGAGCTTTAGCCTGAGATTCTACCTTATTTGCTAGACCAGGGCCCATCATTAGATAATCAACAGCGATCTCATCACGGTTGCTGAATAGTCTATAAGCAGTGACAATATCTCCTAGTGAGGCAGTCATACCACCATTAGCACCATAATCAGCACCACCGGATAGATTATAAGTTACATTACCAATAGCAGAGAAAGTCTTACCTTGTACTGGTAGATTCCATAGACCTTGAGCGGTAGTAAAACCTACATAGCCACTAGAGAAGCCAGTCTGATAAACAGTCTCGTTAGGATTGGTATTGTCTGATGGATTGTCACCAACATATACATAATTAGAATATTGGGCAAGATAAGTCTTCCACCAAATACGTTGAGGTGAATTTACTGCAGAAATAGCATCAGTTGCCTTGGAAAGGAAAAGATGTTTTTCTAGAAGATTACCCTGGATACCAGTAACAGTACCAGTATCATCTACTACAGCTACGTGAATAGAGTCGTTCTTGGCACCACGATCAATAGCATATTGGGTGCTTACTGGACGAGGAGCAATAGATTTCCAGTAGATAACACTATTGGTTAGATTGAGTGTTTGTTGATCGTACCAGTCAAGTACATCACCAGCAGATACTCCAAGTGTCTGAGTTGTTTGTGCAACACCTGCTGAATTGACAACAGTAATAGTATTACCAGGAAGAATGGCAGTTAGTTGATTATTTTCCTTATATTCAATAGGAGTTTCGGTAGTGCTACCAGTAGCTACTCGTGCAGTTAGTTTAACATCAAGA